CACTTGAAAATCCTGATGAAAAGGATGTTTATTATAATTTTGAAACCAAAACATTTTATATCTAATGGCATATAAAAACACTGGAGAATTCAACATCCTTTATCCTACAAGACGGAAGGTTGCTAATGTGCTTAAGAAATTACATAAAAATAAATAACACTAATGAAAACTAAAACAACACTTTTACTACTATCTTTTTTCTCGATATTAACACCTATAAAACCACTTGTATTAATCGCGGTTGTTTCAATCATTTTAGACACTTGTTTCGGAATTTGGCGAAGTTGGAAGAAAGGAAATAAAATCCGTTCGCATAGACTTTCACACACGATTTCTAAGAGCTTATTATATAGTGGTGCAATAGTATTTATATTCTGTTTAGAAAAGTTCGTTATAAGCGATATTTTAGGGCAATTTATAGCAGTTGATTTAGTATTAACAAAAATGTTTACGTTCTTTTGCGTGGTAACTGAATTGAAGTCGATAAATGAAAGTTATGAATCTGTCACGGGCAAAGATATTTTAAAAGCGTTTATTGGTTTCGTAACACGAAGTAAACGACAATTTGAAGATTTCAAAGATTAATTGTATATTTGTTTTCCATATTGTTTAGTTAGTTGAAGCCCTGCAGAAATGTAGGGTTTTTTTATGCGTTTACCGTTCATAAAGCTATTTTACCGTTCATCACAATTATTGTAAATAATCGGAATTACCGATATATATTTGTTCACGAAATAAATAACCCCCGAAGCCTGATTTATCACGAATTGAGGGGGTTTAATGAAGTAACTAATAAACAAATAATATGACACCGAAAGAGAAAGCAAAGGAGCTGGTTAGTAGGTTTATTGAACACACTCAAGAATGGGATGAATTAGATGGATATGTTAACGATATTTATAAAGCAAAAGGATGCGCATTGATTGCAGTTGATGAGGTAATTCAAGCAATGGACAATATTATGTTTCCTAATCCATTTAAGCAGTATTGGAACAAAGTTAAACAAGAAATACAAGCATTATGAAAAAACTAACTATCGAAATTGAATTTCAATCTTTAAGAAGTATGGATTTTTTACTGAATAAATTAAGAACCGAAATAATGAAAAAACAAATTCTTAGAAACGGTCACAGTTTCAACGAAGCAATTGGAATGTTTAAAATTGAAGAAATAAAACCTAAAATATGAAAACAACACACAAGGTATGGCTAGAGGATAGCGTAGAAAAAGAAGGTGGTTTTTGGTGGTATTGTTACCTTGACCACAATGGATGCCTACAAGATGAAAATTATCCTGATGAACTTCCTGACAAGCTACAATGGTATATTGATAATAAATATAAAGTAGAAAAAATATGAAAACACACTTATTAAAACTAGAAAACGACGGAGTAACTGAATATAAGTTAGTCAACAATAACGAACATTTTACGGTTAAGGGGTTGCGTTTATTTATCCCTTATAAAGCTTGTATTTACAAAGGTGTTGAATGCGCAATTATTAGCCAACATTTAAACTTTTATATTATTCTTTTTGAAGGCAAAGAGATAAAAACAACATCAACATTAATCGAACTAATTTAAAAACAATGGAAGAGAAAACAATTTTTGAAGAATTAAACGAAAAAAATATCTGTTATTCAGTAATGGTAAATTTAGTAGTTTCTAACGTGCAAACTATTAAAAACAGCAAAAAGGAATTTTTTATAATTATTCACCGAAAGGACAAAGACAAAGTAAAGGGGTTTTACAATACCGATGTTTACAAACATATTATTTACGAGCGTGAATTAATACCGCAGGAAGTGGATAGGTTTAAAGAAACGCTTTGTAATTTTGTAAAAGTTAAACACGATAAAGATGGAAGAGTTTACGAACTAAAAAACAATTCATTTAAAGAAATGTACGACACGATAAAACAATACAAACAATGGAATTGAATTTTATACTTTTATGCGTTATCGCGGTGGTTTCGATAACGCTTATTGTTAAGGAAAAACAAATTTCGTTCTTAAAGCAGGAGCGAGAATACTTTAAAAACAAAGCAAGTAGATTGCAAGAGGGAATCGATAAAATAATAAAACTAACGAAATGACAATTAACGAAGCAAGAATTTTAATAAGCAAACAAGCGGATAAAATTAAAGAACTGGAAGCGGATTACCACGATGAATTTACAAAGGGAATTTTGAAGACAAAAGAAATTGAAAAGTTAGAACGAATTATTAATTTTATTCAGCGAGGTATGGAAGGGAATTTTAGGTTTGAATCAGTAATTAACGATTTAAAGGGAGGTTTAGAATGAAATGTATTAAATGCGGAGCTTTAGCCACCAAAAGATACAGCCCTGACCTTGATATAAAAGGAATTGGAATGTGTGATAAACATGAAGAAGAAATAAGACTTGATTTATTAATTACTCAGTTTGATAAAAAAGGTTGGCAAAAATTTGAAAAGAAATATTTAAAAAATTAAAAATGAAACAAAACATAACAATTGCTTTTATTTGGATAGCAGTTTTAGGACTTAGTTTAATGCTTTTTTTTAGTTGTTCAGCAAGTTACCATTTTACTAAATTCCTGAAGAAAGGCGGAACTATTGACACAACCGAACGAATTGTAAGCGTTGAGAAAGTAATTAAGATAAACGGAAAAGATTCAATTATAACCGTTTTAATGCCTTTAAATTGTCCAGACGTACAAATACCTTTAACACGTCAAGAAATACGCTACAAATACAGAATACAGCGTGATAGCATCGAAACAATTAGATACGTAACGAAGTGGAAAACTAAAGAGGTTGTTAAGCTTGCGAAAGTTCACAAACGTAAACCGTTTAACTGGTTTTGGGTTGGTTTGGGAATAGGTTTAGTTTTACCAATTTTATTTAGATTTGTAATAAAAAAAATATGAAAACGGTTAATGTAGTTATGTTTTCTGGTGGCAGAACGTCGGCTTTTTTAGCTAAATACGTAAAAGAAAACTTAAATTATAAAGATTCAATTTTCGTTTTTATGAATACAGGAAAAGAACGTGAAGAAACTTTAATTTTTGCAGATAAGTGCGATAAAGAATTTAATTTAAATTTGATTTGGCTTGAGGCAAATATTCATAAAGACAAAGGAATTGGAACTAGTTATAAAATAGTGACTTTTAAAACAGCTTCAAGAAATGGAGAACCATTTGAGCAAATGTTAACTAAATATCCAATGCCAAATAATATGGCTTCAAATTGCACAAGGGAATTAAAACAACGACCTATTGATGCTTATTTACGTGAAAATTACAAAGGTTTTGAAATTGTGCGTATTATTGGAATTAGAGCAGATGAAGCACACAGAAAGTCTAATAATGCAAATAAAGAAAATTTAATTTACCCTTTATGCGATGAATTAAAAGTAAATTCTAAATTTATTCGTAATTGGTGGGAAAATCAAAGTTTTGATTTACAATTAAAAGATTATGAAGGTAATTGTGATTTATGCTTTAAAAAGTCATTGAAGAAAAGATTAACAATAATTAAAGAAAATTCAAATGTTGCCGATTGGTGGGAAAAAATGGAAAATAAATATAGTTCCGAAATAATACCTAGATTTGATTTAAGAACAAATAAAAGCATTACTGAAATAAAACAACTTGCAAAACTACCTTTTCAAAAAGCTGAAGATTTACACGAATTATCAAAACAACAATGTAACCTTTTTGATTTTGAAACTGATTGTTTTTGCAAAGCGAATTAACTAATTAAATTTACATTATGAAACCAACAATTGAACAAATTATTAAAGGAATGGAAACAATCGGAGCGGTTGTATTTCGTGAACCTTTCAGCGTAAACCTTTTTGGAGTGCGCACAAATGAAAACCGAGCGAACACGTTTAACGATTGGGGTGGCGCTTTCTATTGGGACGATAAAGGCAAACGGCATGAATTAATTATTCCGATTACGACGGATGCTGGAGTTTATTTTAGGCGAAAACCAATGAATAAATTAGGGACTGCAATTATTGTGCATAACAAACAATATCGTGGCGTTTATAATTTGCAGGATAACGGGCACCGACAAAATCAAAAAGCGTTTAGACAAATTAAACCAATGGACTATTGGAGAGACAATAACAAGGATTCTGTTTTAGATATGCAAGGAAAAATTTATACGGAAATAGCGCACACGAATTTTCATTATATGGGACGTGGCGTAACCGTTGACAATTGGAGCGCTGGTTGTGTTGGAGCTTCGGTAACGAATTTAAACAAGTTATTTGCGTTTGTTGAAGTTCAAAAAGGTCGAGTTTATAGCTTTACACTGTTACATGAAACTATTTTAGCAAAATAAATTCGGAGTTGAACGCCTGAATTTCAGCCACTTACAAAATAAGTGGCTTTTTTATTGAAAATAATTTAATAAATATAGTGTGTATATTAAATATAGTATGTATATTTGTAGAAACAAAAACGAAATAATATGAAAGCAACTGAAATGATTAACGCAGAAATGAAAAGAAGAACTGATTTAGTAGAATGTTTAGAGTTCAGAAAGTCAGCAGTAGAATTAGCTAAAAAAATAGGAATTACAGCTAAAGAATGGAACCAAAACAAAATGGCTATTCTTTTAATGTTAGCTAATGAATTTTGCGCAATAGAAAACAAATTAAATAAAGCATAATAATCAAGGGGCGTAAAAACCCCTTTTAAAAACAAAAACGATATGAAAACTTTTAATTATTATTACGGAAATCAACCAATTACAAAATCAGAATTTGAGTCTAATGTTCCTGAAAATTGGAAAGAACAAATTGAAAACTATGAATTTAGTTATGGATATTTCAAAGCAGTAGAAAGAGATTAATTAACTTTTAAAACAAACAATCATGAGCGGAACAATCGTATACTTATTGATACTTTATTCAATAGTAGCAACAATCAAAATTTTAACCCTTAAAACTAAATAAAATGGCAAAGAAAAGAATCCAAATTTCGATTAGCGAAGCAGATATAAAACACTGCAAAGAGCAATCATTTAAGAAACTCAAAGACGTAAACGTCAGCGGTTATATTCAGTTATTGATTTCAAAAGATAAAACAAAATGTTAAAAAATAAATTCATGACCGTTTGCACTGGGTGCGATGGTGACGGCAAATTAGAAAATGAAGTTTTGCAAATGGGCGAAGTGAACTATTATTACACAAAATGCGACTGCGAAAATGGATTAGAGTTAGACTGGCAAAAAGTAAATTCCGAAATCAAAAACACTAAGGAAAAAATTGAAATCAATCTAATGTCAGTTGATAATTACAATCAATTTATGCGTGATGCAATGCGTGAAGACGACCCGTCAAAAGCAATTTCAGCGCTTCGACTACTTATGGAACAAGAAACTAAAATTGCTGAATTAGAAGATTATTTAGCTGAATTAGAAACTTTATTTTAGTAACAATTAAACAAATATAAAATGCAAGTAGCAGGAAAATTAATGGTAATTAACGCCACGCAAGTAATTAGCGAAAAGTTTAGTAAAAGAACGTTCGTTGTTGAAACAAGCGACCAATACCCACAACAAGTTGAGTTTCAGTTAACGCAAGATAAATGCGACTACCTAGACCAATACAAATTAGGTGAACAAGTAAGCGTTTCAATTAATATTCGTGGTAGGGCGTGGACGAATCCAGCAGGTGAAGTAAAGTATTTCAATACGTTGGAAGCGTGGAAACTTGAACGGTTAGACGGTAACGGCGAAAGTATTCAGGACAAGGCACGCGTTGACCAAATGAAAGCACACGCACCAAACGAAGAAGAAGACGATTTACCGTTTTAACCGTTTATCATTGATATTTACCGTTCATCACAATTATAAGTTTTGGGCGGTTCTTTAACTTTAAATTTGTAAAAAAAACAATTATGGAAACAAAAAACATTTACCAAAAGCTTTACGAAGCAAAACAAGAAATCGGAAAAGTAGCGAAGAACGCTAAAAACCCGCATTTTAAAAACACCTACGCGGATTTAAATGCGTTAATTGAAGCAGTTGAACCGATACTACTTGACAAAGGTTTAATTCTGTTACAGCCAATTAAAGACGGTAAAGTATTTACAGTAATAACAAACGTTGAAGATGCAACATTTGTAGAAAGCGGAATCAGTTTGCCTATTGGAATAACACCGCAACAAATGGGTTCAGCAATTACGTACTTTCGAAGATATACTTTGAGTTCACTTTTAACCTTACAAGCGATTGACGATGACGGGCAACAAGCTTCGCAACCCGTTAAAGTACAAAAAACTGAATGCGATGCGCCAACGTTCGAAACTGTTAAACAAGCTATTGTTGACGGCAAAAGAACTATTGAACAAGTAAAGGAAAAATTTATATTTACCGGGACTCAGAACATTGAACTTTTAAACCTTAAGAAATGAATTTAGCAGATATAGAAAGTTGGTGGAATAAACGCGGACACTTTAACATTGAATTATATATGAATTATTTACGAGCAAAAAACAAGTTATGACACGAGCTGAAGCATTAAAAAAAACACGTGAAAGGTTCACGAATTTAATTGACGGAAAGGTTTTACCTTACGTTGGAATAACTGAAATTATCCTATATTACGAAACGTTGGTTGCTAAAAATGTTGCGCCAACAGTTAGTCGAAGTTCTGGAATATTAGATAATTTTCGAGAAGCAGAAATACAAGAATACGAAGAAGATAATAATTTTTAACCCCTAAAAACAAACAATAATGGAAAACATGGAAGATTTCGGAGTTGACCTCCAAGCAAAAGAACACGATTACCAAAACGCACAGCCGAACGTAATTGAGAAAACAACGCAAGGCATTAATGCAATAGTTGAAGCCGTTGAAAATGGAGTTGTAAACCCCTTAGATGCGTTTGCAAGTTTCAATAAACTGGAAAAGCTATTCAAAGAAGCAAAAGTAAAGATTGATGAACTGGCACGTGACGAAGCTGAAAAGTACACAGCGAAAACCTTTACTTTCGGCAACGTTGAATTTACACGCAAAGACGGAGCGAAGAAACTAAACTATTCAGAAGATTTGGTTTACGCTAATTTACAAGCTAATTTAAAGGCACGTGAAGAACTGTTAAAGGTAGCACAGAAACAAACAATGCTATTCGACAACGAAGGAGTTGAGGTGCCGAAAGTTTCAATTAGCTATAATAAAGATAGTTTGATGGTTAAATTCAAGTAACACAACCCAAATTAATTGACCCCTGCATTTAGTTGCAGGGGTTTTTTTATGCCAAATGTTGACTTTTTAGGGGTGAAAAAGCAAAGTCAACACCAACTAAACATAAAACTAAATCAATGTTTATAAGGGTTTGAAGCTAAAATGTTGACTTATTGAGTTTTTTTCTCCTATACTTATATTAAATTACATACGTTTTTACGAATTTTACATATTTTTAAAAAAAAATGGCAGAAAAAAGTCAATAAGTAAACAAATATATCTGAAACCTTTATTGGTATTAACTTTTAGTATGTTGACTTTATGTTGACTTTATGTTTAGTTTTAAAAAAACAATTAAAAAAGTAAACATTTGCATTTTATTACAAAAGTTTTATTATATTTGTGCATCTGAAATAACGTCAATTACAGAAAAATATTTTTTTTAGAAACACAATTAAGTGAAAACTCTCCTGCCTTTGACGTGGCTAGCTTGATTGTGTTTCTTTTATTTAAAATTACGTCAAATGAAAAAGAAAGAATTTTACATTTTTTTACAAGAAATACTTGTAAAAGAAAACAACGAAGAGAATTTACAAAAGTTAAAAACAATGATTCGAGGAAAATGGGGTTTCTCTTTTCAAAGTGTTTATTGGAATACTTATGTAAATTCTAAAACAGTTCGAATAGTTGATAATATTTTTATGCTTTCGTGTTACGATGCTGTAAATAAACTTTGGGACTTTCCAGAAGAAAAAATTGAAGAGGTTTTAAGTTATTTAAAAGAATGTAAGTTATGAGCCAAAAAGAATTTTTTAACGAAGACCAAAACGGAAAAATATCTTTGAATAATTACGCTTTCAAAATATTTTTAGAAAACAATCAATTTTCAAAACACAAACCAAATGATAACAGTTCTTTTAACTTAATAAAAAAAGACGGTATATTTTTAAAAATAAAAGACGATTGGGAGGTTAAAGATTTTGTTTTAGATTTTATTATTAAAAATAAATTAGGAGAAAAAGCTTATAATTTAATGACTTCAAAAGGAAACATTTTTAAACGTGATTTTCTTTCAATGTTAGAATTAGAAGATTTAAAAATATTAAAAGATACTAAAGATACTAGTTATTTAATGTATCAAAATGGAGTTTTAGAAATAAATAAAAATGAATATAAATTAAAAGATTATAAAGATTATGGAGTTTATGTTTGGGAAGAACAAGTTATAAAAAGAAACTACATTGATTCAGACCACCATAAATGCGAATATCGAACTTTTATTTGGTTAATTTCAGGCGGTTTTGATTTGCCAGAAAACGCAACAGTTGAACAAAAACATAAATACGAATTAGCAGTAAAGCGTTATAATTCTTTTCAATCGGTTATAGGTTATTTATTGCATAGTTATAACGATAACGAAAACAAAGCTATTATTTTAAACGATGAAGCAATAAGCGAAGACCCAAACGGGAGAAGTGGTAAAGGTATTTTCTGGAATGCTTTAAGTCACTTAAAAAAAGTTCAATCATTGAACGGGAAATCTTTTGACTTTAATAGTGCTTTTCCATATCAGGGAGTTAAAACAGATTGTCAAGTTTTAGTTTGGGACGATGTTAGAAAAAACTTTGACTTTGAAAATTTGTTTAGCGTAATTACTGAGGGTATTGAAATAACTTATAAAGGAAAAGACACAATTAAACTTTCGATAAAAGATTCCCCGAAGATTTTAATTACTACAAATTACACTATTAAAGGAAAAGGGGGAAGCCATGAAGATAGGAGATTCGAATTAGAATTAAGTAGCTTTTTTAACTCAAGTTATAAACCAATAGATTATTTTGGACATAAATTATTTACAGATTGGGACGATAAAGAATGGTCAAAATTTGATTCTTATATGGTTCAATGTTTAACCAAATATCTAAATAACGGTTTAGTTCCTTACGAACAAATTTCATTACCATTAAAGAAATTTCAATTAGAGTTAACAACTGAATTATACAACTGTATTTCAGCACTTGAATTAAACGAGTGGCACACTTACGAAAAGTTTTATAATAATTATGTTGATTCTGTAAAAAGAAACAGTGCAAAAAGCAAAACTGCAGTCACTCAAGCTATTAAAAAATATTGTAATTTTCACGGATTTACTTTTGATGCAACTTCAAACAATATTAAAATTATGATTGTAAGTAATAAACAAGAACCGACTACAAAACAAGAACCGCCAGAAATTTGGGACGAACTAAACACAAAAGCAGGATTATGAATTCAATAAAAGAAATTTTAGCAGAAACGCACGAAATCGATAAAGCGTGGAAAAAGCTCGATATGTCGTGGATTATGGAAACGCAATATAAACACTCAGGTTATTTTCTAAACGATATTATTATCGAAGTTGAACGCAACTTAATTGCAAAGCAAAAAGAAGATTTGCCGAATACTAAAACAATTCTTAAATTCGAGAAAACATTAAACCGTTTACTTTTGATTCAGGAATACTTTAATAAATCGCAAAGTTATATTCGTGATTTGGAGTTACAAAACGAGCAGATGAAACAAAAGTTTGAAGCATATAAAATAAATATAAAATGAAAATATTGAATTTATATGCCTGTTTAGGTGGTAATCGTTACAAGTGGGATGAAGTAGCTGACATACAAGTAACAGCTGTTGAACTTGACCCCGAGGCAGCACGTTTATACCAGGAACGTTTTCCAAATGATACGGTAATAGTAGCAGACGCACACCAATATTTATTAGACCACTTTAAAGAGTTTGATTTTATATGGAGTTCACCGCCTTGCCCGAGTCACTCAAGGGCTAGGTATTGGAATAGTTCAAACTACGACACAACAACCGAACCTATTTACCCGGATTTAAAACTTTATGAAGAAATCTTATTTTTACAGCATTATTATAGAAACGGAAAATTTGTAGTTGAAAATGTAATTCCTTATTATGAGCCTTTAATTAACGCTCAAAAACGTGGACGTCATTTATACTGGACCAACTTTCAGTTACCAAATGATTTAAAAGATAGAAGATTTGCAATAAGTCAAGCTAAAAATGAATTAAAAGGATTATGCGATTTTCACGATTATGACTTTACAAAATACAAAGGTTCACAATCAGTTTTAAAAATGGCACGCAACCTAGTTGACTACGAAGCCGGGAAAACAATTTTAGAAACGGCTTTAAATATCGTTAGAAAATCAAATGCAGTTCAAACACAATTATTTTAATATGACTTATAAACTAATTTACGCTAACTTTCAGGTTTGGTATTTCCCGAGTAGACAATTAGCACTTTGGAAAAAGAAACAACTAATTGCAACGGGTAATTATTCACGTGAATTTAAAATTGAAACGGTTTGAAACCTTACACCATAAAACAATTCATTGACTACGTTCACATGATTGACTGCCTAAATTCAACGATGCCAGCTTACACCGTTCCTAAACGCAAGTATTCAGTAACGAAACGAAAGGCAGTTCAAAAAAGAATTAGCGAAGTTCAAATAGACGAAAGGGGCGTACCTTTGGAAGTTGTTAAGCAATCCTTAATAAGTAAATCGGTTCACGATACCAACGGAATAACAAAATTAATTCTCGATTATTTACGTTATGTTTATAACAGTAAATCAATACGCAGGATTTCAAGTGAGGGAAAATATCGTAAAGGAATTGGATTTATTCCAAGTTCAAATAAAGGAATGAGCGACATCGAGGGAATTATAAACGGAAAGTTTTTATCTTTGGAAGTGAAAATAGGAAAAGATACAATTCGAGATTCACAATTGAAACGAAAAGCTGAAATAGAAAACGATGGGGGTATTTATTACCTTTGTAAGTGGACGGACTTCGAAACGTTCCAAACTGAAATACAGAACTTAATACCAATAGAATGAAAGCAAATAAAGTAGCAATTATTGACGTTTACGAAAATGGTGTTTTTATACGAAAATTAGAATCTGTTTGGGCAAATTTGCCAAATTTAGAATTACATTGTACCTTTGAAATTACTACTCAAAAATTAGAATGCAAAACACAAATTGATAATCAACTTTTTGATTTTATAGAAAATGAAGTTATAGAATTTTTAACGATATGAATGCAATAAAAACAAAACTAAGCGAGGTTAAATTAAACCCAAACAACCCCAGGTTAATTAAAGATGACAACTTTAAGAAGTTAGTTCAATCGATTAAAGATTTTCCCGAAATGTTAGATATTCGACCTATTGTAGTTAACGCTGATATGGTAATTCTTGGCGGAAATATGCGGTTTAAAGCGTGCAAAGAAGCAGGGTTAAAAGAAGTACCGATTATAGTTGCTGATAACCTTACTGAAGAACAACAACGTGAATTTTTGATTAAAGATAATGTTTCAGGTGGCGAATGGGATTGGAGTTTGCTAAATGATTGGGATAGCGAACAATTGGAGGAGTGGGGTTTACATGTTCCTGAGTTTGCTACCGAAGTAGATTATTCAATTCTCGATGATGATGATGTTTCTGAGCAGTTAGAAAATATGACTGACGGTGTAAAAAAAGCTATTCAAATCGAATTTGAAGCAGAACATTACGAGGAAGCGTATGCACTTGTAAAATTTTGGAGAGAACAAAACGCTTATGTTGGTGGACTTATAATGGAGTTTTTGAAAGCTGAAAAAGAAAAGATATGAAACTAAATAAAGGACAAATTAAAGGAATAAAGTTTTATTATCGTGATGGAATGTCAGATTTAAAAACCTTTGAAGAAGTTTTAGGAAACGAAGTTTATTTGAAAAAATCAATGACAATTCAAAGCGGGGAAACGTGGATGGATTGCGGTGGAAATGTTGGCGCGTTTACTTTATTAGCTTGTTCAAAAGGCGCAAAAGTTACTGTTTATGAACCTGACCCATTTAATTGCGAAATGATAAAAAAAAACCTTGCGTTAAATGGATTTGAAGCGACCATTAAACAAGCTGCATTAGTTCATAATGATACAAAGGAAATAATATTATTTATTGGTAATAACGGAAACGTTTGGAGAAATTCTATAGTAAAAAAGTGGAACAATAAAGGCATCAAAGTCCCTTGTTTAAATTTTGATTCTGAGGCTAAGAATTTTGATTGTTGCAAAATGGATATTGAAGGAGCCGAAATGTTAATTTTAGAAAATACAAATAAGGTATTTAAAAAATTGGTTTATGAATGGAGTTTTGATATTGATGATAGTTTACCAAGATTTTGGAATATAATTGAAAAGCAGAAAAAACAATATAATGATTTAAAAGACGTTGGTAACACTGGTAAATTCAAAAGTCGTGATTACGATGTTTGGCAAAAGTCATGGTTTCCTGCATGTACAAATGTTTTCGCATTTAATAAATAATATATGAAACATATTGATTTAATTGAAGTAAAGCATAATCGTAAAATTGGCGAAGCGTGTGAATATATTGAGCCTAATGTAACTGAAGATTGTATTTTTTATGTAGATGGAGAACCAATAGGATTTTACCTTACGAAAATGCCTGAAAAAATGTGTAAACTTGCTAATTTAGCTGATTCGGAATTAAGGAGTAAAAATGTTCCAAAAACAGTAATGGACAGGAAAACTCCGTTAGGCAATGGTAAATATTTAGTAGTAAGTCAATATTCAACAATTTTAGGTGGATGCCCTCCAAAACCACATATGAGAAGACCATACCCAAGCATATCGAGTGTACATAGTTTTAAAACAGCACAAACATTTATAAAAGCAATGTTACTACTTGCAAAGGAAAGTGAACAGCTAATTAAACAAATATTACCAAAACAATATGAACAGCAAGTACAAATATTTAAAGAAGTAAATGATAAATGGAAGTTTGGAAACTTATTTACAAGTTCAATATCAAACTATAATATTCCAGCACCATTCCATAGAGATAATGCAAACATAGTTGGAGCAGTAAACGTGATAATTTGTAAAAAGTTTAATTCAAAAGGTGGCGATTTACATATTCCTGATTACAACGCAACCATAGGACAACAAGATAATTCAATATTAGTTTATCCAGCGTGGAGAAACGTTCATGGAGTAACTCCAATTATTCCTACATTTGAAAATGGTTATAGGAATAGCTTAATTTTTTATCCATTAAAAGCATTTAAAGGAATTTAGTATGGCATACGACAAACAAAAAATATTTGAACAAGCAAAGGAAATGATTGTTAAACACAAACTGTTTTTCTTTGATGACATTATAGCTTTTTTACCAATCGCTTCAAGCACTTTTTATTTGTGGGAAATGGAAAAATCGGAGGAGCTAAAAGAATTATTAAACCAAAATCGCACCGAGTTAAAAGTTTCAATGCGTTCGAAGTGGTATAAGTCAAACGCTCCTGCTTTACAAATGGCGTTAATGAAACTAATCGCAACACCCGAAGAGTTGAAGAAACTTTCAATGAACCACAATGTTCAGGAAGTTACCGTTATCGAGCAACCTTTATTTCCAGATGAATGAATTGGTTAAGTGAAGTTGCAAAGAACCATAAGAGTTATGTAAAAGTAATTAACAGTTTTGGCGAGTATTTTTATGCCGAAGATTTGGTTCAAGAAATGTACTTGCGTTTAGACCGAAATAAGCAACCCGAACAAATAATTGTTAACGGAAAAGTGAATGAATACTATATTTATTTAACGCTGAAATCTATATTTTTAAACTTTGTAAAAGCAAAAGAGCAAGTTTATAAAACAAATGATTTACCTTTGAATATTGAAGCAGTTGACAATACAAAATACCACGAAGCACAATTTCGTTTTAACAGCATTATTGAAGCTGAAATTGATAAATGGGAATGGTACGATGCAATGTTGTTTAGGTTGTATTTAGATAGCGGAAAATCAATGCGAGATATATCGGACGGAACAACGATAAGTTTGCGTTCGGTATTCGATACGTTGGCAGAATGTAAGCGTAAATTGAAAGCTAACTGTAAAGAAGATTATGAAGATTTAATTAATAACGATTACGAATTAATATGAGTTGTAAATTACTAAAACCCATAAAAATAAGCGTTGGAGATTTAATACATGATATTGAAGATGGAGATTGTTATTTTATTGGAAAAGTTACTGAAGTTAAAAACAATGTAGTGACTAAATATAAATTAATTAGTATTATTTGGAACGGCGAAGAAGATACAGAATGCGAAGATTTGAATACTGAAATAGAACCACGTTGGTGGTATTACACAAAAAATTAATATAATGGCAAAAAGAAAACCAAAAGGATTAGGCGACACTATCGACCAAATCACAACAGCAACTGGAATTAAAGCACTTGTTAAATTTGTAGCAGGGGAAGACTGCGGTTGCGACCGCCGAAAGGAAGCGTTAAACAAACTATTTCCTTACAATAAACCCAATTGTTTAAACGAAGCAGATTACAATTTTCTACATGAATTTTTTACAGTTGCAAGGGGTTCAATTGTTCCTTCCGTTCAATACCGATTAAACGAAATTCATACTAACGTTTTTAACAAGGTAACGAACTTCACTACTTGTACAAGTTGTTTAGCGGATAGGGTCAACGCATTAAAAAAAGTTTATGTTCAAACGAACGACAGCCGTCAACAAGATACGGCAATTGAAGAAACGAATTAAGATAATTCAGGGCGGAACTTCGGCTTCGAAAACATTTTCTATTTTAGCAGTTTTAATTGATTACGCTGTAAAAAATCCAAACAGCGAAATTAGTATTATTGCTGAGTCAATACCACATTTAAGACGTGGAGCGTTGAAGGATTTTATTAAAATTCTAAAATGGACTAACCGATATAACGATGAATGTTTGAACAAATCGTTATTAACATACACAATGAAATGCGGTTCTGTTTTTGATTTCTTTTCCGCAGATGATTCTAGCAAATTAAGAGGTGCAAGGCGTGATATTTTATATATGAATGAGTGTAACAATATGACCTTTGATGCTTATAACGAACTTTCAATTCGTACTAAGAAACACGTTTATTTAGACTTCAATCCCGTCAATGAATTTTGGGTTCACTCCGAATTAAAAGACGACCCGAATGCAGATTTTATAATACTTACTTATTTAGATAATGAAGCGTTAGATGATTCTATTATTGAGCAAATAGAGAATAATAAAACCAAAGCGTTAACGTCAAATTATTGGGCTAATTGGTGGAAAGTTTACGGCGAAGGACAAATCGGAATGCTTGAAGGCGTAGTATTCAGCAACTGGAAAACAATCGATTCAATACCAACGGATGCTCGTTTATTAGGAATAGGATTAGACTTCGGGTACACCAATGACCCAACTTCAGCAATTGCAGTTTATAAGTGGAATGATAAAAGAATACTCAAAGAATTGTTTTACCAAACGGGAATGTTAAACGGTGATATTGCGAACCTATTACCAAAAGATACTTTAATTTATGCAGATAGTGCCGAGCCGAAAAGTATTGAAGAAATACGGCGCAGGGGGTTGCAAATATACCCAGCAACGAAAGGCAAAGATTCAATTAATTACGGAATTGATTTAATGCAACAGCAAGAATATTTAGTAACTTCGGAAAGCGTTAATTTAATTAAAGAACTTCGTGGGTATTGTTGGGACGTTGATAAGACTGGCAAGCAACTGAATAAACCGCAAGGGGGAAAAGACCACGCAATTGATGCGGTGCGTTACCACGAAATGGAATCGATAAGCACAAACAAAGGCGTGTATAACATTTATTGATAAAAATAGTTTATATATTATGAAAGTAGAAATTACTATTCCAACATCTATTTCGGAAATACCTTTGGTTAATTACCAAAAGTTTGTTAACGCTTCGCAAAATAGCGAAGACGAACAATTTTTAATGGAGCAAATGGTTCAATGTTTTTGCGGTATTGAATTGAAATCTATTGCAAAAATACCGATGAATGATTTAACGGATTTAATTCTTTCGCTTACTGAAACATTAAAAAGCGAAGGGAAATTTCACGAACGTTTTAAAATAAAAGATTTGGAGTTTGGTTTTATTCCGAATTTAGAAAAGATAACATTTGGCGAATACGTTGACCTAGAAAATTACTTACAAGACGTTTCTAATTTTCACAAAGCAATGGCAGTTATGTACCGACCAATTAAAGAAACAAAAGGCGAACGGTATTTAATACACGATTACAACGGTAGCGACGAATACAGCGATTTAATGAAGTTTGCACCGTTGGAAATAGTAAAGGGAGCGAATGTTTTTTTTTGGAGTTTAGAAAAAGAATTATTGATGGCTACGCTGACATATTTGGAGAAGGAAATGCAGAAGCTAACGAAGGAAGACTTAGCGAACGCAGTCAATTTGGAAAACAATGGGGTTGGTATGGAAGCATCAATGTACTCGCTCAGGGAGACGTTACAAAGTTTGATGCAGTTACCAAATTGGGACTCCGAAAATGTCTCACTTTTCTCACGTTTAAAAAACAAAGCGATGAAATTCAGGAGCGAGAATTTAAACGAATAACGAAACGGCAATGAGTAAAGATTTAAGAGCGGAAGCATTACAAAAGTTCGTTGACGGAGTTGTTAAACAAGCAAGAACGAATTTAACTAGACGTAAAAAAAACGCATCTAAGAAACTTTACAATTCAAT